CTTTCCCTACACGACGCTCTTCCGATCTATAGTCAACAACAAAAGCTCCTAATGTTCCTTCCAGCCGACCAGAACCTTCTTCTAATCTAAGCACTTTGAGATCACAGGTATAGAATCGTTTTACCTTTAAAATACCGTTATGACGTTTGCATTTGTATGGAACATCTCTATTTACCATACATCCTTCTTTGCCCTCGTCTACCATTTTCTGCAAACACTTTTCAATTTGGGAATGATCTGTTCCAGAATACAGAATATCTACAATATGGATATTCAATCCTATACAATCGTTTTCCATAATGTGTTTCCATTTTTTCAGGAACTCCATTCTACTCTTATATGTAAGAGTTGATTCGCCTTGTTGTAAATCATCAGGATTTAACACATCGTAAATAATAAAATGGATTTCAGGTTTTTCTGGCGCATCTGAGTTAATAATCCCTGTTCCAATACGGAAATTTTCATTATCAGGAATATTGTCAATATTGTTTCTTATCAACTCACCATCAAGAACTAAATCTTCCAGCGACAACGATTTAATATCATCAATGATATGCTGTAGTCCTTCAATTTCTTTTCCTTGTCTGCTGATGATTTTGCCGTTGAAATACGTTCCACGTACTCCATTCAGCTTTTCAGAAATTGAAATCCATTCATTCTTTTTTAGTTTTACATGGTCAATGGAACATGCTTGTTGAACTTCCCACGCCGGAATAAAATCTTTCCCAAACACACCATTGAGTGTTTTTACATCACAACCGATAGTAAGTGATTTAGTAATCACCGCTTCTAAGAGATCGGTATATTCTGGGTATTTTTCAATGATTGCCTGACATACTGCAATATCATTATCTGATCCTCTATGGTTAAATAACAAATAGTCCATCATATATTCCATAGCAAGTTTGCTGTTTGTAATACATGGCAAAGTTGTAAGAGAGAAAGGAATTTCAACATTCAACTTCTTATGTAATTTTGCTTTATTGATTCCTGTGATAATCATTGGGGAAAAACAAAACTTTAAAATCTCTAGTAGCAGTTCATTATCTGCATGAGATTTTAATATTTCTTTTTTCTTTTTTACTGACGAGGTTTCTGCAATTTCTTTTAAAATCTGGTATACTTCATCCATATTTATGACACCACCGTATTAACAATGATATCCATTAAGGTTTGTTGAGTATCATCTTTATTATCAAACACAGAATAGCCAATTCCATTTTGATTTAAACACTCAATGATTTTCTGATAAATTTCAGATGATTGTTCTTCAGAATGCATTCTTCCCTCTTTTTGATATGGGAAAGTTCTTTTCAGAACAATATTCAAATTGTTGTATTGATTAAACATTTTTACAGTTAATGCTTCTAGTTCATTCTGAATTTCTGGATCTGGATTATAAATTGCTGAAAGCAAAATCGGACTATCAGTGATAATAACATCAACTTGTCCAGCAACTCTGCTAACACGGTAGCTTTGTTTTCCTAAGATATAAACTTGGTTACTAAAGACTGTATCATTATGTTCCCAAACCTTATCTTTTGCATACTCTGTAACAAGTTCTGCATTGAAACCACGCTTTTTTAGATCTGAAAACAAGGCTGCTGCCATTGTGGATTTACCGCTTCCAGGCGCACCAAATAGATTAACAACTAATGTTCTGATGGTAAATCACCTCCGATGTAAGGTTTAAGATAATCAATCAAATCTTCTTTATCATTTAACAATCTGCCTTCAATAACACCTTCCAAGCACAAGTTCAACATTCTTCCAATTCTTTTTCCTTGTGGTACTCCGAGGGCGATAAGGTCATTGCCGTTAATGGCAAGTGATTTGAGATTGAACATACAATTTCGTTTTTTCATTTCATCGTACATTGTCAATAAAGTATTCACCTTTAGGATGCGTTCTTTATAACATGGATGATTCTGATTTTGTGCTTCAATATCACACTGACGAATCATCATCATTTCTTTAAAAGTAACGTAAGATAGGTTATTCACAAAACGATTGATTGATTTTGTAGAAGGTTGAAATGTAGCATCATGTAGTCTGATTATCTCCTTCACTTTATTGATTGTGTGATTGTCGTATCGTAAGTTCATCATAACTCCCTCAGCAAGAGTAACACTTACACTCGCATGTCCATAAAAATGTACCACACCATCTGCTCCAATACTTGCGGTAAACGGCTTGCCAATATCGTGAAGGAATAAAGCTAACGCTAAATCCACATGAGGTTCTGAGCAATGTTTGTTTAGTTTTGATACTGAACACAAAATATGATCCATTACATCATAGCAATGGTATGGATTACCTTGATAAAAGTTAATGCAATGTGCTACCTCCGGCAATACTACCTTTATCATTTCCTGAAATAGTTTTTCATAATATTCATTTTGTTTATAAGCATCAAAGTCAAATACAATCAAAATTTTATTCAGTTCATCATGAATTCTTTCAGGCGATACATTTTTTAACAACGGCATACAGTCTAACGCTGCTTTATATGTAGCAACCGGAATCGTATTACACTGCAATTGCATATAAAATCTGAGCAGCCGCATGATTCGCAAAGGATCTTCTTTGAATCGTTCTGGACTAGAACCCACAACTTCAATTACGCCATGCTCCAAAGCATCAAATCCCCGATATGGATCTACAAAAGCATGATTATATAGATAATTATCTTTACTATTCCCTACATATGGTCTATAAGCAATAGCATTAAATGTAAAATCACGTCTGGATAAATCCTTTAATATATCTGTCTCAAATGTTACGTCATCTGGGTGTCTGGAGTCAGAATACTTACCTTCGCTGCGGAATGTTGTAACTTCACAAAAATCAGATTCCATTACGACAGTTACTGTCCCATGCTTAATTCCGGTCGGAATTACCTGATAGGTTTTAAAAACATCCATTACCTGTTCCGGCGTTGCAGAGGTAGCAATATCATAATCATGCACAGGTTTATTCAAAACCATATCTCTAAGTGCGCCGCCGACGATATACGCTTCATACCCATTATTTTCTAACTCTTTAATGATAAACATTATGTTATCAGGAATGTCAAATCTCATTCTTTATCACCTTCTCATTTACGCTGATTACCCATTCTTCAATTTTCTTATGATCTGGTTTATCTGGTAATGATGTGTTTTCTGCGGCATATTTCATACGTTTTTCATATTCGTCAATCATCTCGAAAAACTCATCTCTAAAAGTACCATCTGATTTCTGATACTTTCCGTTACGAATAGCCATAAGTTCTGGAATATCTTTTTCTCTATATGTGATGACTTCTTCTTTTTCCAGAATATCAAAGCACATAAGGTACAGACGAACCAAATGCATTGCATGTTTGTTTAAGTGTGCATCGTCCTTCTTTTTGTTTCTGCCATTTAGCTTTCCGTAATCTTTAACGATATTGTTTAGCTCAGACCAGATCGCTTTGTAATCTCTCATTGGATAATGGTGCAAATCAACATCCATAAAGATTTCTACATCCATATCTGCTTTATCAGATTTATCAATCGAAAGCCTGATTGACCCATCTTCAAAATCAGAATATTTGCTTGCAAATGCATTCATTGCAAAAAGACAAGATGCAGCAATATGTTCTTCTTGTCTCCGCTGCTCATATTTATCTCTAGCAAGAGCATTTTCCAATCTTCTTAATTGCTGGTTTGCATATCCACCAAAAGAATGCACTGCCCTGCGTGAAAGGAACATTTTTCTATTATCAATAAATTCCTTGCCCAGCGGATGAACCATTATATAATGTTCTGGCTTGCCACCCAATAATTCAATTGTGTTTGGATTACAGGCTTCACATAAGGAAACCAATTTGTTAAAAGCATAAATTACCGTATCGGTCGAATGATTCTCTACTTGTTCTACGTTTTGAGATCCTAACAAGGTTGATCTTGGCATAAAGAAACATCCTCTAATGTCGATATCAGATCCTTCTACATTTGTTCCGTAAGCATGGCTGCCGCCGAGTGTAAGAAACATAATGTTATTTTTTAGTAATGGATTTGTATGTAAAAACGCATATTCAGGTTGTAAAATAAGATTGTTTAGTTGAGCTGTTTCTATATCAATTCCTCCTTGTTATTTATTGTTTTTATACCAATTTGATTCCCATGATTTTTTATTTTTCAATGGTTTATGGAATTTTGGTTTCTTTATTCCAAGCAGTTTTCGTAACTCTTTGTAGATCGGAAGAGCACACG